CCATTTTGATTCCTCACAACAAATAGTTGCTATTACATTCAAATAATCAAATTCTACAATACCATAACATTTTTCTAAAATAGTGTCTTTTTTTTTCCCTTCTTTTGCAAGTTCACCAAGTCCTTTAGTTGTTCCCCATCGTCTTATTACTGATGCTTTTGAAAGTTTACAATCGCTTCCTAGTCTTTCCCATATTCCAATAGCAACCCATCCCCTTTGAAGTATAACAATTTTAATATCACCAGTTATTTGTTTCTCAATAGGTTTTTCAGAATAATAGACCTTACCATTAATCGTTATCTGGTCAATGTTTTGTTCCATAATACACTCCTTATTTTATTAAAATCTTCTGGATATACATAAACAAAGTATAGATTATCGTGCCTATCCTGGCTTCTACAATCTGTATGATAGCAAATAATAACAGGATATTTTACTGGTTTTTCTATATAATCAAAGCTTGTATATAAATCTGATAAATCTTTGTAATTATAAAATTGTTCCTTTAAATCAGATTCATTGTTTAATAAAAGTTTAGTAATTGATTGGCAATCCATAATCAACTCCTTTGTTTTTTTGATTCTATTTTCTTACCGCAATATGAAAATTTTTTGCTTTAGAGATTGCCATATTTGCATCATCAATTCGACTTTTAATATCAAAATGTATAGATTTAATAATATTGTTTTGCCATAATGTTACTATAAAATCCCTTAAATTTTCTAATTGCTCTAACATATCTTTGTTTATTGTTTCTCCAATAATATCTTCATTATCCATTTTATTCTCCTTTTATTTTTTGGATTAATAAATCGGGATTTTCGTAAATATTACCGACAACTACAACATTGTGATTATAACGTATGTTTCTATCGAATTTTATTCTTATCCTGCCTTTCATTAAGACATATCCCATATAACCAGACCATTCAACCCATTCAACTTTAAGAAAAATTATTTTTCTTTTCTCGTTTTCTATTTCAGTTCCTTTTTCATATTGAACAATATCTCCTTCAAAAATCTCTTTACCATTTTTATCTTTTAATCCAATATATTGACCTTCTGTTCCTTTCAAACAAGTAGAATATAAATCGTTATTCCTATTTTCTTTTATTCTTGGTGTATCACCCTCATAAAATAAATCACCGTAAACCCATACACAATTACTCATATCATCTTTTAAAGCTCTAAATTTAATTTCTCTCATTTTATTCTCCTTCTGCTTTTTTAATTCTATTTTCTTACCGCCTCAAAATACTTACATTTATATATAGGCATTATAAATGCTGATTTAGCGCATCTTTTTGAATAACTACTAAGATTATTAAATATACACTCATGGCATATTTGTTCCCCATCAGTTCTTTGCCAATATTTATTGTCGCAAATAATTAATATTTTACTCATTTATCCTCCAGTGTATACTTTATTATACAGGGCGTATATATCGTGTTGTACGCAAGTTTCGGACTAGCTTTTTATTTCTTCTTTTTGTATTCATTATAATAATTATCGCAACATTTAAAGCATATTGATTTTGCGCCAAAGTTAAATTCTTTATCGTGAATACATTTGTTGCAATTTACAAAATTAACTTTAAACTTTTTAATCTGTAATTTAATCCATTTTATCATACTTCATCTCCTTTATTTTTATTTACTTCCGTCCGAAACCAGCGTACAACAACTGCTATACGTCATACCACGGGTGAGAATCGGCTCACTAGGGTTCGCCTTTACGGGTTCCGAGTACGAACGTATAGCTGGTATAGATAGACGAAATGGCAAACGCTTATTGTTAATTTATGTTTCTAGAAAGAGCAGTTATTAATTTATCATACCAATCATATTTCATAAATAGCATAGGTATAAAAAATATTATCATAAATATTAATCTCGTTAAATCATGAATTATTGATAATACTATCATTAATAAATTAAAAACCATCGCCATAAATTTATCTTTCATATATCCTCCTTATTATACCTACTGTTTGCCACTTCGCCTATCACGGTATAAATAAAATGCCACGGGTGAGAAGCGATTCGCTAAGGCTCATCTTTATGGGTTCCGAGCACTTTACTTATACCTGTCTGTTGTACGAAATGGCTGACTAGCTTGTTTTAACAATTTTAAGCTTATAGTCTTTCAAAAATAATAAAATTCCATCTGCCAAATTATCACATTGCTCGGTTGTAAATTTCCCGGTTGAAAACAACGCTTCCTGAATTGGTTCTCTTGCCGTTTCATCGTCAGCCACTTCGCACAACAACGGATAGACGCTGCGCTCTGCGGAGCTTGGTGCTTCGTACACATTTTGCGGCTGATTTAACACCCATTTACAACTTCCAATTAAATAACATTCTCCGTTTTCATAGTGTTGACATTCGCTATTAAATTTTTCAGTAATCAAATTTTTTGGTCGATTGCATTTACTCATACAATTTTCTCCTTCTTAAACACGCAAAACGTCGTCTATCCTGTTCTGTTGTACGCAATTTGAAAAATTACCATTGTTCTGCACTAAGTTCTATACAATCACCATCAGGTTCTCTGTCTAATGGAATTATATTATAAACACAACTATTAGTACCGTTGTGATTATCAATCCATACAGTAAATTCTTCGCCTTCCGAATTTTTTTCAGGTAAATCTTTAATAAATTCTTTTAACTCTCTAATTGTTAATCCATTAGGAAAATTAGTTTGATTAAACATTCCCAAACATAAACGCTTTCATAAACGTTTCCTCCTTATACTTAAAACTTGTGCTATTCCAGCGTACAACACTTGCTAATTATCATATTTGTTTAGATAATTATATTTATCTACGCTATAATTAGCAATATGTACTATGCCTTTTTTAACCAGTTCTATTGGTTCATCTAAAGAGTTTATAGGATTATCCCCAAATATACTACATTCTAAACGCTTCTTTTCGTATTGATTATTAACAGGTTTATATTCACCATTTCCAACATACGCAAATCTAATGAGTATATTTTTTCCTTTTTGTTTGCGTATATTGTTTATGTAATCTAATTCTTCATCCTGAAGATATTTAGTCAGAAAATACGTATCTTCCGGGGTTGAAGGAGTATAAACTCCGGACAAAAATAAAAAGTATTTATCAAAATCTGGTGTTCTTTTACCATTCATACCGTAACCTGCCTTTGATTATTAAATAATAATTTTGGTAATACTTTGTCAACATAGGTATTGTTGTTTAATGAACGATACCCGGCTAACAAACCAACAGAAGGAACATGTTTATTATCTTTCTTAAGTCTTAAGAATCTTGAATAGTTTCGTTTAAATTCAAACCACATTTTGCTGTCATTTTTTTCTTTGTCCATGTCCATTCCTTCGCAAAAGGTTTGTATTCCGCCAATAGCTTTAATAGTCTCGGTAATAAGCTGATCATCAAAGCAAGCGTCTTCATAAAAACCTATCTCTTGCCAATATCTTTTAGCTGTTTCGTAAGCGGCATCAATTATAATATCTTCTTTACCTTCTATTTGCTCTATAATTAAATTGGGTTGCGGAAAATAAGAAGATGTTTTTAATACATTTTCTATAGCATTTAACACTGAATCTAAAGCATAATCTGACAATAATTTAAAATATAAATCAATAGTTCTAGTATTAGGCTCTTTCATTTTAAGATCATAACAATCTAACATAGCCTGAGTAAATGTTTTTCTGTCAGCTTCATTCATTTGGCGACTCCATATCTATAATATTATTTTGTTTTCTGTAAGCATCAACAATTTCTTGCGCCCTATCTGCGTTAGAAATATAAGTTTTGCTTATTTTGTTTTCTTCCTTAAACCAGATCATCATCATTTTTTGTTTCCAGTTTTTTATCTTAGTTCCTTGAGAATCATGCCAGTCAGCTATGTCGTAGTAGTTAAATGCCTTCTCTGCTATATCTTTTCTATATCCGTTATCTAAAAAGTAATTAATAACTTCTTCAATAGTCGGTTTAATAAATACATGTTTTGACTTATTATCTAACCTAACCTTACCTATACTATCCTTACCTAACCTAACCTCAGTATCCATTTTGGATACATTCTGGATACATTTTGTATCCAATTCATAACATCCATTGCCGTCAATAATTAGATTGTTTTTCTCTGCTATATATCTTGTATCGTGTTTTCTGTCATTTTGAATATAGTTGTTTTCGTTCCAATGTCGTATCACTATAACTCCAGACTCAAAAGGGATTATGTATTTCTTTGCGGATAAAATCTTTAAATCATCTTCTGAACATCCGGTAATCTTCATAATCATTTTTGGAGTAGATACAAATCCATCATCATCAGCTCTCATTCCCAATTCGTAATACAACAATCTGGAAGTCTGTGGCATTTCTAAAAAAATATCAGTTTCTATAATCTTTAATGAGAACATTCTTCTTTGAGCCAATTTAAACCACCTTAGTAAATGCTTTTTCAACAGTCCATTTATAACAATATATTCTTTGTGCCAGAGAATCGAACTCTGCACTAACTTACCACAAGTGCGGGGCATAAAAAAAGGTTTAGAGAATCTACCCGGCAGTTAAACCGCCCCGGATTTCTCCGGCTGGAAAATAAGTAGATTCTCTAAACCTGATTATCTTTATATTGTTTTCCAGTCAATAAAAGATACATAATCTTATATTACTTTTTCTTTATTGTCAAGTGTTTTTTCTATTTCTTCATCATAAATAAGATCGTCTTTATATTCTTCATCGTCTTTTTCTTCCAAGGCTTCGGGGCAACCCGGAAGATGATAACCATTACATAAACAAATTTCACAAAACATATTAACCCCTATAAACAATTTATATTTGCATATTTCGATTGTATTTTCTTACCGCAATATTGACAATATTCAAATTTTATTAATTTTCTTCTCCAGTTCTTTAATTGCTTGTTCGTATAAATTAACAAATTCTTTTACTTTTGAAGAATTAATTATTGTTTGAAATTTATTATACAATTCTCTTGCTTCCTCAAGTTTGCTTTTCTCTGGTAGGATATAGTTTTTTTCTTTCCAAAACTCTATTACTCTATCAACATAAATTCCATCAAAAACAGCTCTATTGTTAACCATCTCTCTTGCCTGCTTTTCTGTTATCTGGATTATTTCTTCTTTTGATTTACATTCACAAATTTTCCTATTATCTACAAATTCAAGACAATTTTTGCAAATATTTGGTTTGTAATTTTTTTGATTTCCGTCTATCGAAAAACATCCAGTGCATTGAGATGGATATATAGATTGAGACCCATTTCCAGTACAAGTATAACAATTATTCTCTTCTTTTGATTCATTCATCTCTTTTAAATAATTCTCTGCAGAATGTTCTTTTGATTCGTCATATTCACATTTACAATTTGAATTAATATTAATTATTCTTCCGCATTTACATTCAATTTCCATAATCAACTCCTATTTAATAAACACAAACATTTTTTGCGTATACAAGTTGCGTCAAATACAAAAGAATCCTCTGGAGAATTGTCGTCTTCATCAAATTCGTCATCTTCATAAAAGCCGGCTGGATTATTTTCTATAATATTTAAAATTTCTTTTATAATTTGTTTTTCTTTTTTATTCATAATTTAACTCCTTAATCTAAATGCCGATTCAAACTTTGTAAAGCACATAATTCTGCCTGTAAACAATCAATACTAACAATCAAACTTTTATAAAGCGTTTCTTCTTTTTCCATATTTAATTTTTCCTGCCAACAAATACCTTTTGCTATCTTCTCAATAATAGTTACTTGAGGGTTTAATATTTCAACATCGTCAATCTGATATGCTCGTCCATTTTTCAGACCAATAATAGTCTTAGCCAATTCTTTTTCATAGTTGGCTATTGATAATGATTTTTTTTCTCCATATTCTTTTAAACGTCCTCGGCGTTCCTGAAGGTTTTTAATTTTGTTTTGTATCTCATTGCTTATTTGTATTATATCCATATTATCTCCTTGCTAAAGTCTGATCTAATATCTTTTGGTACTCTAAATGCAAAGCAGTTCTAAATGCTTCCGATTCGGACACCGGGCGCATTTTCGCAATAGTCATAAAATCTTGCACCACTTTAAGCTCATTAATTTCTGACCCGTCCACAAAAACAGTTTTTGGATAGCGATTATTTCTTTTGTAATTCATTTAAAAACTCCTTAAATTTATTGTAATTTATTATATCACAAACAATATCGTCTGTCAATCCTAAAATTCTATTGTAATTATTCTTGCTTTGAAAATAAAGGGATATTTGTAATCAGGTCTTCCGACTGCAGCAGGATATAAAGTATTAAAATAAATAACCATAGATTCTATTACGTTAATAGCTGTAATATAATATATTGCCGAGCCTTCAAAAAGGCTATCAAATGTGGCAGAAACAAGCAAATTCCCAACACACGCTAAGGTAAAAACATAATCAAACTCTTTCGCATAAATCATACCAGCAACAATTTTGTTTTGTTCAACCATATAAAAACCTGGAGCAACTTTCATTTCAAGATTTACTTTAGTTGTATCATACACATCTAGTTTAACCAAATACACAGATTGCAAAAACAAGGCTAAAAATACCGCATTTGTCATAATCATAATTTTTCTCCTAAAAAAAATTAAAATAAAAACAGGCACACTCGAAAAGGAGAAAACGAGCGTGCCTTAAATTATTAATTCAATCCAAACAATTTATTAAAAAACTTTTCAATTTTATGTGTGTGTGCTTCGCATTCCAAAACAAACATTGTAATAAAAAAAAGTACAAAAATTAAAATAAACACTAATAAACTAATCATTTTCTACCTCCAATAAATCATTAATGTTAACGCCTGCTTGCCTGTCTTCAGGTGTCAGTCCACAATCGTTTAGATTTCCCTCAATTCCGGTAATGTCCCCAGAGATTCCGCTAATGTCCCCATAAAGATTTCCGGTAATGTTCCCAGAGATTCCGCTAATGTTCCCATAAAGATTTCCGCTAATGTTCCCAGAGATTCCGCTAATGTTCCCAGAGAGATTTCCGCTAATGTTCCCAGAGATTCCGCTAATGTTCCCAGAGAGATTTCCGCTAATGTTCCCATAAAGATTTTTGCTAATGTTCCCATAAAGATTTTTGACATGTCCAGTCAAAACATTTTTTCTTTTTGTTAGTTTCTTAATCATTTTATTCCTCCTTAATTTTATTCAAAAACAAAAATTCTTTGATTGACTTTTGTGTTTTTAACAAACCAATATTTAGAAACATAATCCCATTTGAACCCGTTTTTCTTAAGTTCGTCTTTTATAAAAAACGTACCCCTTCCATAAATTATTATTTCTTCTTTAGTTTCTTGTTTTTTTATATCTGCTGATAGTTTTATTTTAATACATTCTTCTTTTTTTATAGATCGTTGTAGTTTTGTTTCCGATTTAACCTGCTTTATAGTGTCAAATTCAATTGCCTTGCCCTGTGTAGCCTCGTTTAATTGTTTAAAATGTAATATGATCCGCCATATCGATATTTCTTGTTTCTGTCTCAAAAACTACGGTAAAACTTTTCATATTATTACTCCCTCAAAAACTTTGCTTTACAATAGCAAGTCTATTACCGGACATAAACCGACCAAATATGTAGCCATTAAGTTTTCCATTTTTGTCGGTCAATCTTACCATCACGCCTTTTTTGTCGGCGTGGATTTGTCTCCCGTCCGCCTTCATTGCGGCAAAAAACTCCCGTGCGTTCATTTCGTTTCCCATGTTGACACCTCTCATATATTTCTTTTTCTACATTACAATACCAAAACACGATTATTTTGGTATAACCCTTTTTACTCTTTGTGATTCCCATTTATTGTATCCAAAAATGATTTTACAATTAGCGCAATGCTTTTTGTGATCTTCTTTGGATTGGAATTTGCAAGTGTAACATCTTTTCGGTTCGTCCATATAATCACTCCTTTTCTTTATATTCATATCATATCACATACAATATCACGTGTCAAGTATGGAAACAGATTATTGTTATGTAATTCTATACGAGCAATGGAGAAAAAATATTTTAACACTTTTTATAAGGGTTATTATGTTAAGTACATATTCGAAGCGCATTCGCTTGTTTATATGCCTGTTTTGCTTGTTCATTAATGTCTTATTTTAATATATAGAAAATATCTATTCAAATACTTGACTTTTTCAAATTCCTTGTTATAATAACTTATACAGTGTATTGATAGTAAATTACTTATTCAGCTTAAACGCAAAGCAATTTCCTGAACAGTTCTCATTTTCAATCATTCCCATCTTATTATTTATCACTTTAATATATCAAGACTATTTATACTTCACTAAGATATCACACTAATATATCAAATCATATCAAATATACCAAGGGTTTTTATGTCTGCAAAGTATTCTCAAAACACATTATCAATAATGTATACATACATTACTTTATGTCTATGTTGTGTATAGATAGTGTAAAGTATGTGTATAGATAGTGTATAGGGGGTATGGCAAAACGTAGGTAGGCAGAGACTTACATATATAATTAAGAGTTCCCCATTCTCTCTAAAGAATAGTTAATAACCTTTAATGAGGTATAAAGAGATAGGTTAACCAAATAATTTAAGGTGGTTGTATGGAAATAAAAGAAGTAATAAGGGTATTGTACAGAACGTTAAGTGATAAGCAACAGAAGTTTTGGGATGTATATTTAGAGAAAGATATGGTTATGTCGGCTACGTCAAATATATTAGGAATAAGTCAGGTTGCAGGGAATAAATACAAGCATGTAAAAGCAATATCAATAATGGTTGATCTAGTAAAGAATCAGGATACAGATTTAAAAGAGTATAAGAAATTAATACCGACGCTGGAGTGGACGTTGGGGGAGTATACAAAGATGTACCAGTCAGTATTAGATAGGATAAATAGCTACGAGAGAGAGTTTAATACAAGCAAGGACACAAAGTATTTAGAGATTATAGATAAGTTAGAGAATAAACAACAGAACTTGCTGAAAGACATAAAAGATTATCAAAAGAAGTTTGGCGATAAGATAGACGAGGATGATTTAAAGTTAAAAGAAATGACTTTAGATGAGTTGATTAAAGATTTTAATAAGTATAAAGAAGAAGTTGGTAGAATGCTATTGGATTCCGAGTGGAAAGAAAAGGTGGCATAATGTCTATTGAAGACAAGCTAATAGAAGATAGTTTGGAATGGAAATTTTCCAGAATAAAAAGATTAACACGGGAAATTAAAGCAAGACAAAAATACTCTTATTACACTTATAAACCTTTAAGAATAAATTTAGAAGAGAATAAAAACAAGTATTTAGATTTTCATAGGTGTGGGAAAAAGATAAGAATACTTACTGGCTCCCCCCGTAGTGGTAAAACCACCATGGCAATACAAGATGTTTTATGGTTGACTCAGGGGGAGCATCCTTTTATAAACATGGAAGTTCCCAACATAGGGTGGGTTATAGTAAATAAAATGGATAAAGTATGGGAAGCTGGCGGCATGATGGATAAATTTAAAGACACGCTTCCTATGAACAAAGTAAAAGAAATTGTAGAGAATAAAAATAATAGAGAGTTTTTAATAGAATTTTTTAATGGAAGTAAAATATTATTTAAAAGTGAAGAACAGGGTATTGACGCATTTACTTCTAATAAAATTCACTGGGCGTTAAAAGACGAACGTATTTATAACCACGATATTCGTATTCAGTTAAGAAGTAGAATTTTAGATAAAGACGGATTGTTAATTTATACAATGGATAAAATCGAAGATGATGAATGGGTAGATGATCTCAAAGATAAAGATTATGTTTATATCCAGAGTTTTCAGATTAGAGACAATCCATTAATACCGGAAATTGAATTGAGTAGAATGGAAACTGAGTTTGATGAAATAGATAAAGAAAGAATTTTTTATGGACGATTTAAAGAACGTGGTTTGGTTTACAAGTTTCCTAAATCATTGTGGAATGAAAGTAACTATGTTGAAATTATTCCAAAACGGTACGATGTTATGCCGGATGGAGAATGGAGAGAAAACCAAAACGGATCATTAAGAGTTTATAAAGAATATGACGGTAAATTAAACTATGTTATGGCGTGGGATGTGGCTGAAGGAGTGGGAAAAAACAGCCACGCTATCCAAATTTTTGACGAGTTTGGAGAACAAGTTGCTGTGTGGCTTAATAATATAGTTAATTATAATTCTCTTGACGAGGCGGTTCTTATACCGTTAGGTATTAAATACAACAATGCTTTGGCAATAGGCGAACTTAGAAGTTATGGACACGCCGTAATGAAAGGAATGGTTGATAATAATTACCCCAATTTATTTGTTGACTTGATCAATAAAGAACTCAAACAAATAAAAAATAATAATTTAAGGTTTGGGGTTGTTACTGATGAAATCAATAAAGTAGAAATGGTAGAGCAAACTTTATTTGATTTGATTAACGGTAAATTATTATTGCACGATGAAAAGACTGTAAAACAATTAGAGCATTTTGTAATGGATGTAAAAGAAAAAAGCAGAACAAAGTCCGGGGTTACTTATCACGGAACACGCATTAAAGACGATGTTGAATTGAAGTTTAGCGATGACGACCTTGCAATGGCTTTATTTTTTGTTGATAGGGGATTAAATGCTTGGCAATATTTAACTGATATTGATAGGCGCAGGTTGGTTAAAGATAAAAAAATTGTTAAAACTATAGACGAATTTAAGGCAGACCAATACAAGACGAAAGATTTAGAAATAAAAAACAAAATAAAAGAATTAAGTGCTTTCAAAGTTTACGAAGATTCTAATGATGAATGGATAATGATGTAAGGAGTTTACATGATAACAAAACAAGTCTTTAAAGGCACGGTAGATAAATACGAAAACATCAAACAGGTAGATGTAACATTCCTTAAAAAACTAAAAGACTTAGCCGAAAAAGATTTTATAGAAAACATATCTCAGAATTGGAATAAATTAGAAGATTTTTATGCTGGCAAACAGTGGAATAGAATAGAACTAAAAAAAGGCACTTCTTACAATTCTCTTGGTCAATCTTACTATGATACCGCTAATACATATCAGGACTTAGGCGACTCAAAGCTTAAACCAAAACGAATACAGAATATTACAAAGTCTAATATTCAAACACTTGTTAGTAACTTTGCTCAAAAAGACCCTATGCCCGTAGCTAGGTCTCGTGGAAATTATAATTATGACAAAGAACTTAATCACAAAATTGACATTCTTTTAAATATTTTATTTAAAGAAGAAAATGATTTTAATGCAATGTATAAAGGAATTGTCGAACCAGAATTAGTTTATGGTCATTATTTTGTGCAAACTAAAATTGACGAAGATAAGGCAAAAACAGAATTGCCCATTAAATTTAGATATATAAACCCAAGGGATATTAGAGTTGATCCAGAAGCAACAACCATTGATGAGGCAGATTTTTTTATTCACATGTTTAAAATTAAATATTGGGAATTAAAAGAACTTACAGATTATCAATTTCAAAAAGAATTTAATAAAGACAAAGAGCCAGAAGATATGTTTATGTGTAACGTAGATATATTCTGGATAAGAACTAAGAATAATTTAAACCAAAACAAATGGGTTAATCTGTGGATATATGAAAACAAATGGTTAAAGTTAGTAGATGAAAAAAAACAACCTATGCCTTTTGTAGTATACGATGATTTGCCATTTGAAATATTTAGGGTTGGTGTCGGCGAAAGATGGTATGGTACCGGAAGTTTAGCTGTAGATATTATACCAATTAATATTGAGCGTAATAAAGCTTTATCAGAAATGGATTGGAACTGGATGATGTATTCTGAACCACCATTGTTAACTGATATGGACATAGAGGATGTTAAAAGAGGACAGAAGCCTGGCGGGGTGGTAACACAAAAAAGCCCCAATAAGAGATTATTACAGCCATTAAGTACTATGACTGGGTTTATTTCTTCCGGAGAATATGGAAATAGGCTAGCGATGTTAGACCAAGAGGTTGCAAAAGTTATTGGAAATGTCGGTGTGCTTGGAGGGGAGAATCCGACCGGGACGTATTCTGGGGCAAAACTTGACTTGCTTAGAAAGGGTGCGGAATTAAAACCAGCTATGATTGAAGAAGAAAACTTAAAAGCTATTTCAAGATTGGCAGAAAAAGCATTAAGATTATTAGCTTTATATTTAGACAGTAAGGGCGGTGGAATATCTTTGTTTGATGCTGAAAAAGGAAAGAAAGGTTCTTATACGGAAATAACAACAAGTGATATTCAACAGGCTATAATAAAAATAGATGTTCAGACTAAAGACGCAAACCTTATGACAAAAGAAGCTAAATTAAACATAATCAAAGACTTTATGCAGTACGGAAAGATACAAGAAAACATACCGTATTATATGCTTGTGGATTTTTATAACGAAAGTGTGTCCGGTTTATTCCCTGACATAATGAGAGAAAGACTTAAAAAAGATTGGGAATCCGGGAGTACTCCCCAACAACAACAAATGGCTTTGCAAGCAGGGCAAGCCGGGCAAAGTTCTGAAGAATTACCAATAGGACAGGCAGAAATACCAACAGAGGAAGCCCAAATGGATGAGGACGGAATGACTCCAGACGAAAAACAGCAAGAATTTATGAAACTTGTTGATGAATATCGGCAGACAATGGATGACGCTGGGGTTCCTCAAGACAAAATAGAAGAAATTATGCTAGAAGTTGTAGACAACGAACTTGCGCAAGGAACCGAATATGAAATTATTTTACAGACTTTAGAAGAAATGACTAATAAAACTATTCAGATTAATAACGAAAGATTAAGAAATAGAAAAAAATAATAAGGAGATTTTATGTCAGAAGAAAACGAAAACATTACTGATTTAATTAATGATTATTTACCTAAAGCACCGGAAGAAGAAATTGAACAAGAAGAAACTAATTATACAGATACCGAAGAAGAAACATTGACTCCAAAACAAATGGAAATGGCTCGATCACAGATTTTTCAGGAATATAAGAAAGCTCAAACGAAAGGTTTGGTTAAGGAATCAAAGCAAACGGCAGTGTCTATGAAAGACGAAATATCGGCAATAAAAGATGAGTTTGCAAAATTAAGAAGTGAAAACGAGTTTCTTAAAACCGAACTTACTGGTGTTAAAGGAATGGCTAAAAAACATGATGATATGATTATTACTAAAGATTATATGGATGAAGAGGATAAAATTGCTAAACATGAAAAATACGGAAAACTTTATGACAAACAAGCGATAAGAGACTCAGTTGTAAAGAAAGCTCGAAAAGAAAGAAGGTATTTTAGCCCTATAGAAGAACTTAAATTACAAAAGTTTGATGAAATATATGAAGAACTTTTAAAAAATAGAGAAATATTAAACAGACGAAATCAGTTCTTAAGCAAAAATCAAGGCATAAGTCAAAGTGCTTTAAAAGAAGATGAGTTTTCCAATGTGAAAACCATGAAAGAAGCACAAGATATTGCTAAGAGAAAGTTTGAAGAACAGTTTGGTCTGGGTTAATTAAATTATAATGGAGGTCAATTATGGGACAAAGTAATGCGTCAATGAAAACAGCCTTGGATATATTTTTCACGCCTTATGAAAAGTTAGATTTGTTGACTAAGGAACTCGTGAAAGAAGATTATATATTAACAGAACTTTTAAAACCAGCGGGGGAAAAAGGCGTCGCTAATTTAAACACATTCCCGAATAGGTCAGTGAAGATTCCGGTTAATGCGGAATATCCGGTTACTTATGACAACCGGAGAATGTTTGATATTGAGTTCGGCGACACAAAGCAGGGGCTTGGTTCAAAAAATTATCAACACGCTGAATTTACAGCAGTTGATAAAGGTTTCACAGTTCAGGTAACAGATGAAGATTTACAGTTGCTTGATTATAAAAACAGTGGAAAGTTTTCTAATTGGGTAGAACAGTATATGAATGGACTTATTCAGGGTTTTAAAGTTTCATTGCTTGATTCAGCTATTAATGGTGCTGGATCAACATCTACAAGAGCCGATGGTTTAACAAAACCTGATTTTGATGGATGGACTACTGCTATTGGTTCGGGAACTTATGGCTCTCTTACCACTGCAAGTTATTATGAATGGCAAAGCCAGTTATGGGATTGTACCACTTTAACCACTGTTCATGGTCATACGGTTGGGACAATATTTGCTACAATAGCGGCTTCTATTACAGCAACGGGTGGTAGGACTCCTTTCTTTGATGTTTTGAATAAGTCTTTACAGCAATGTAAGAGATACGCTCCAGTAGGAAAGAGAAGCAGATATGCTATTATAATGCACCCAGCGGTGTATGATTATTGCTTCCTTCCTTCTCTTGAAGCTCAAATGATTGCTAATGTAGGAAGCACGCAAGCTTATATGAAAAACAAAGAAGGAAACATGGTTAATCCTCAGCTTACAGGAATGAGCTATATGATTGATGGAACTCCCGTATATGCTGAAGCGGCTATGTTACCAAATGCAAGCATAGGTTCGGCTCCAAGTTATATTATGCCTGCTAATAGTATTTATATTATCAATCTTGATTTTATGCACCTTGAAGCAAACGACAAAAAAAACTTTGTGTTTGATGATTGGGAATATATCAAGAACGCTTATGGTGTAATGCAGAAGTCTATGACTACTACACTTATGTATTATCATTCAAACAGATATTGCATGGGTAAAATCACATTGCCAGCGGCTTTTACAACTCTTTGCACAGCGGCGTATGGAATATAACAACTGGGAATTAAACGAGGAGGTTTAATATGGGTTCAATGTTTATACCAAAATATGGCGATATAAGAAACGCTAATGATTATAGGTTGCAAAATACGATTTTTGCAGACCAAGGAAAACTTTATAAATATGTAAAGATTGCGGTAGGAACTTATGTCCGTAAATATACAGCATTGTATGTAAACGGTGAAGGCGAAGCGATTATCCCCGGACTGCCTTCAAATGGAATAATTAACGCAGTAGCAGAGTTTGATATTGACGCTATGGGCGAGGCTAAGTGGGCAAGAGTAATCTGGAACGGGGACGCTTATGTAGATGTTGTAGGCAAAGAAGTAAGTTGTGTGTATAATAACACAAAACTTATTCCAGTGTTTAACGCTCAAATGAGAAGCGTTAACGCCAATATAACTATTGGCGATATGACGGCTCAATATGGGGCTTTAACAAGTATAGTTGGGTTTGCTTGTGCTGCTGGAACGGTTGCAAATAATAACGCAAGGATTGTAGAAGTAGGCGATGTAATTTATGCTAATACTTCAACTCCTATTTATGGTGTAGTAACTTATTCCAATACAAGCGTTATGAATGTAATTTGTGTCGCTGGATTAGTAGCAATGACTAATGCAAGCGCACAGATAAAAGTAATAAACGCACCTGCGTCAGCTTTAAAGTCAAAAATAGCAACTTCATCGGCTAATTATGTTGAATACAAAGTTGCTGTTCCTGTTAATTCTATCAATGTTTCGTCCGCCGCTACGGTATTTACTTTAAACGCTGCTGTTGCCGGTATGTTAGTCAAAACTGGTGATAGAATTAAGTTTAGTGGCGTTGGCATGCCAGCTGGAGCCGATAGTTGCACTTTATATGTAACTGGTATTATTAATGCTACGGCATTTAATTGTAATGCCTCGACTGATGTTGAAACCACAGGGGCAATGGGAACTATATTTAATGTGTGTTCCAATTATTTCAAATGTACTGTAGGTAATTTTTAATTAATGCGGGGAGAAATCCCCGCTGTCTTTATAATTTTATTTTAGGAGTATTAGAATGGAAAATCAGAACACAACTGGGATAGAACAAAACATTCAACCTGTAGTAATTCAACAGGGTAGAGCGCCGTTACTTATCGGGACACCTGCGTATCATGGAATGATGCACTTAGATTGTTGCAAAACATTTATTGAATCGGCTGTTAATGGTGTTCAGTATATGATGTATGGAATCGGGAATGAATCACTTATCACAAGGGCAAGAAATACTATTTCAAGTTATTTCTATAACCACAAAGAATATTCTAAATTATTTTTTCTTGACGCTGATATTTATTGCAGGGGAACTGATGTATTGAAGCTATGGAATAATGAAAAGGATGTAATTGGAGCGGCGGTAAGACTTAAATCTGGACAAAACATAATGAACTTTAATGATCAGGCATTACCAGAATTTCAGAAATATTGGAAAGAGTTTGAAGTAAAGAAAGCAAATAAACTAAAAGAATTAGAAGCTATGAACTTAAATAAAGATTCTATAAATTCAGAAATGATATTATTTCAAAATGCACCAGAAAATCAATGGAAACCAATTATGGAAGGAACTTTAAGAAAAGCAAGTTGGCTTGGAACAGCAGCTATAATGTATTCAAGAAAAGCCATTGAATGTCTTGTGGATGTCGCAAAGAGCGAAGGAAGGGTTTATGACGGAAATTCTGTAATGCAAGGCGGGGATATAGGAAAAGAAACAGAATATTATTATGATATTTATAGAACGGGTTTATCGGATACGGCAAGAGCTAGATATTTAGAAACAACAGAATTGGTTAAACAAGGAAAGTTAAGTAAGCCGGAATGTGGAATATATCTATCAGAAGATTTTTGGGCTTGTCAAACTTTAGCTGACAATGGATTTGAAACGTGGGTTGATACATCTATTCAAACAGTACATAATGGTATGTTGGCATTTGATTCTTTTAAAGAGGGTGTTTAAATGAATGAGGTAATTTGCGTTTCAACTGGAGAGGCTAAAGATAAAATTGATTGCCGAAATGTTTTAAAAAAAAGTTTAGAAAGTTTTAATTTTGTTAAAGTGTGGGGAAGCAAAAATTTTGCTCAAGCTTGTTTTAAAGACAATGTTGAGGTGATAAAATGACCATAATGTCTAAGCCATGTAATATAGGAATATATAATTATTATCAAATATTTAATAGTCAAAACAAAATATTTGATTCTAATAGTTATTCGATAGGTAGCAATTTGGGTGATGGGTTTATTAAATTAAAAAAAATACTAAACGAAAATAATTTCCAGATTAATACTTTTGATGTTTCTCATCCCAGTTTGTGTAAGAAAATAATATTTATAGATTACCCATCTGGACTTGAAAGTTTTGTGCAACAGTTTTATAATTATGGTATAGAATTATATTTAATATTGTTTGAACCAGAAGTTGTAAAACCAGATAATTTTATACTCGGAAATCACACGCCTTTCAAAAAAGTTTTTACCTATAACGAAAACTTAATTAAATCAAACCCAGAAAAATATGTAAAGATTTATAATCCTAATAAAGTACCGGATAATATTGTTATTGGCAATAAAAGAGACAAACTATGTTGTATGATTAATGTTAATCATTCTATTCCTGATTATGTGAATGAATTATATTCTGAAAGAATAGAAGCTATTAAATACTTTGAAGATAACAAGTTAGAAGATTTTGATTTGTGGGGTATTGGGTGGAATTCGTTATCTTATAAAGGGCAAACTCAAGACAAAATAAAAACATTAAGTAATTATAAGTTTTCTTTTTGTTATGAAAATGTTCTAAATGATTTTGGGTATTTATCAGAAAAAATATTTGATAGTTTCTTTGCCGGGACAATACCAATATATTTAGGATATGACAAAGTCAAAGAAATGTTTGGTGATTGTGTTATAGTCCCAGAATATCCAGTAGATTATGACAAGCTGTATGCTCAGATTAAGAATATGTCGGATGAAGAGTATAACAAAAGAAGTAATGCTATAAAAAGATTTATTTTAAGCGATAAAATAACACCTTATAGAAGTGAAACTTTTGCAGAAACTATTATAAAAGGAATGGTTGAATGAGTGAATATTTTTAGAGAACATGTAAAAAAATTAATGGAAATATACCCAATGAAAACAGAGGAAGCTGAAACAATAATATTAGACAAATGGGAAGATGATTTTATTCAAACAGATGTATTAATAGAAAAAATTGATCTTAATTATAATAAAAAGAAATTAGTTAATTTTTTTATTCAAATAATAATTCCTGTTTTAAAAAAGAATAAAATAAAATCAATAAATAAAATAATATATAAACTATCTGAGCTTTGTTATAATTATAGTATTGATACTATATCACAAAACAAAGCAAAAGAACTTTTTATTAATTATTTAATTCCTAATGGAGGAAACCTGTGAAAGAGATAATGATTATTATGAGACCGGAAGAAGATAAGATGGAAGAAGATAAAAAAAAGAAAGTAAAAAAAATGATGCTGAAAAGAGATTTTATGCAATATCTTTCTAATAAAAAAGAGTTTGACGAATGGATGAAAACAAAAGGTAAAAAAAATGAAGAAGAAAGGTAAAGTAATTTTGTACATTAAAAATATTAAAGATAAAAAAGGAAAACATGTTAAGACAATTCTAAATTTTGTTGACGACGAAGCTATTATAAAAAATGTTATTTCTTCTTGTGCTATAGAAGGAATAATAATTGATCCAAAAGTATTGGAGGAATAAAATGGCAACTATAACACCAACAAATAATACTTATACATTAGACATATCAGATACTTCACAGCAAGCAAAAGGAGTGTATTTTTTAATAGATTATGATAGAACAACACCTTCTGGAACAGAAACAGGAATAGAAATATATCAATTGTATAATTTTCTTTCTGATTCAAATTTTAGATATAGAGATTATCTAGATGGAAATAATGTAAGACAAAAGTGTGTTGAAAAAGTTACCGATGCAACAAAAAGCTTTTTTGTAGGTGCTCCTATAATGTCAAGTTGTGATAAAATAAAATTAGAATTTCAATTTACAGGATATACAGCAGGAAATTATGGAACTGTAACAATAACGCATAAAGAAGAAACTAATGAAACACCTTAATAATTAGGAATAAAATATGGAAAGTTTTGATTTGTGGAAAAATAGAAGTTCAGATGCAAGTATAACAAAAGGTAATTTAACAGAAGCAACATCCAATGTGCTAACTATTACAGGTGGAACTAATGCAGTTATTGGTTCTGGATTAACAATACAAATTAAAGAAGCTAATACACAAGTTAATGGATATATAACAAATACTGCATTTTCATCTTTTGTTCCTCAGGCTTACGGTAGTATGAATCAACCTTCATTATTTTATGGTATTACTGGATTAGTCACTGGTTCAAATATGAGCCACGTAACGTTTGTTAATAATGCAACTGCAGACAGATTAAGTATAGACGCTGGTCATGCCGGAAGATACAGATGTTCTTTTACGGCATCTACTGGTAGTAATGCGGCGGCTTTTTATTATTTAGCTGTTTATTTAAATAATGTATTTTATGGAAGTGGTCTTGTTGCCACGTATGGTTCTGGAACAACTGTTGTTGGTAATTGTGGTAGTGATATAATAATTATGGAAGACAATGAATATATTGATTGTAGAATCAAATCAGAATCAGATGGTTCGGTTATATCAATTTATAATTTTAATATGACACTATCAAAAGTAGGAAGGTAACATATGACTGTTAATGAACTTATAAGAGATTTAAGGGTAAGATTAGACGACAATCCAGTCGGCGGTGTTCCGAATTATTTTACTGACGCAAATCTTCTTCAATATATAAACAACACAAGGAAGTATTTATCACGAGAACTTGGGTTGTATAAGCGGCAAGACTTTATTATGCCGGAGTTATATATAGACGAATACGATCTTCCGACAGACTTTCGGTCAATAGATAATATATTTGATGTCTATAATCAAGTTATTTATTCGCCTCTTAATCAGCCTAATACAGAAACAACTAAACAATATACAGGTGTTTCAACTTATGACAATCTGTTTTATATCAATGAAATAAGAAAGAAGCTAACCTTACTTGAGCCTTCGGATTACCCTGAGCTGGCTTATCTTGTCAAAAGTTTTTCAAGAAGCGGTAAAACAATAGTAATTGATGGTTCTAAATACGAAACTGGCGTGGGGACTATTGCTGTATCGGCGACAGGAAAGACGGTTACTTTATCGGGAGGACTTACTTCTCAATTACAGGTCGGATATGCTATAAAAGACGATACTGTCGCAACACATTCCGTAGTAACTTCAATAACAAACTTAACAGTGTTTGTTGTTGGGACAACATCGTTATCGACCGGAACTGGGGCGTGGACATATTCTAATAAATACAGTGACGTTAGTAAGTGGGCCAATGTTAAAGGTTACATTGAAATAAACGATACATCAGCGGGAGTAAAAGAATACGCTCGTGTAAGCAAAGTAGTTCAGACTGCCACAACTGATTATACTTTATATGTTTCCTCGTTTGACTTAAAAGGGGATTATAAGAATAATTTAAAGTGTTATGGCACGGTTGCGTTGACAAATACAAGCACAGGTATTGTTGGAACTGGTACGGTATTTAATACAGACTTAGCGGTTGGCGACAGAATACTTTATGACAATGCGACTATAGGACAAGTTTCCACAATAACAAACAATACTCATTTTTATATGAACACGGCCGTAACCACGGCGACTGCTACTAATATTATTTACGCCGAAAGTCGTCCGGTATTTGTGGATAATGACGAAGTAAAGTTTGTGCCTTATATTATGAATTACTCGTCATTAAGCAAGCCTTTAGTTCATCAATATGAAAGCGATGAAATGCCTTTAGATATGGAACAGTTAATACCCATTCATTCCGCTATTGAGGCTGAAATGAGACGGTCAAGACCGGATAAAGCCAATATGCACAGGCAAGAATACGCTCAGGAAATAGAGAAATTAGTTAGTATGCAGACCGCTAAAAAGAATGACTTGTATAATATGGGTTTGACTTATGAAGATTATCGAAATATAAGAAGGTAATATGGAACGAAGGGACGTAAATCTCAATTCTATACTGGGTATGGATTTACGAGACTTTAATATTGACCAGCAAAAAGCTAAAGAAATTATTAACCTTGTCAAAGATAAAGACGGCTGGCGTTTAAGAGACGGCAAATTAGATGTATTAACATTATCTTCTTATGAAGATATTAATGCTTTTATTTATCAAAAAGATAAAATTATAATGCAGATTGGAAGAAGGATATATGTTTATGCTATAAGCGGCGATTCTTTAGGTGATTTATTAGAACAATATGATGATTTTTTAGATTTTGATTTTAAAATGTGGAAAACAAATTATCCATCAGTGTTTTTTATAGTGGATACTACAAATAAAAAAAGTTATGTTTTAGAGTTTACAGACAAAGTAATGACGATGATAAACGATAGTGGGTTGTTAGACCCTTCAACAGAGCTTTTATTGAATGAATACGATACAAGAACAGGCGATTTAACATGGTGCGGGCTGGCAAGACATCAACCTTTTGATAGTTTGGTTCAAACAACTGTGTTTTCAGCAGGCGTAGGAGTTAATGTAAACATATCTTTATCAAGCGTTCAATGTATTACGGTAGCTTTCGGAACTTCTAGCCTATGTGCTGGATATTTAGTTAATGTTCAAGGACAAATCAGAACAGTAAATTCTATTGTAAACGGAACTATGTTTATAGTAAATTCTGCTTTTACATATACAAATACTTGTGCAACAATGAATATAGTTAAATGTTTGGGAACTGCTACAGCTTCAACAATATGGAACACTTCAATCAATAGATACTTAGTAAACTATGATATTCAAAATGAAGGGCTTGCTACAGAATGGAATGCTGTAACTTTATTAAAACAAACAAATTATTCTACAAAACAATCAAGATATGTTTTAATATGTGGATTACAAAGCGATACACATGTTTATATATTTGACTTTGAAGATTTTACACCTTATAGATGGACAACACATTTGAAACTTGCAGGAACTAATGTATTTAAAATAGACGGTACCGGAACGTACAATGATAAAGCTAGATTTATGGATGTGTTGGCTGGTGATACCACAGTAGGTAGCACAGAAACAGGATACGAATTTAAAAATTGGGAAACAATAAACACAGGATTGTTAAATTTGAATGCTGTTAATGGAATAAAAACAATATGGTATAATTCAGCAACAAATATATATTGTATAACAGGAGATTATGTAAATAAATATAATGGAGTATCTTGGATAGATATTACAGGAACTGGAAATTTTCTTTCTCAGTATAAAGGCGCTTTATACTATGTAAATGACAATCAGATTTATTGTACTAAGAGAGAAACTTTTCCTGCTGATCATACGTTATGGAAATATAACGGAAATTCTTTTTCGGCAGTAACAGGAACAGCAAATTTAAAATCAGTAGGAGGAACTGCTTGCCGTTATGTTTCTAATAGTGAAATTTATGTTGGAACAATATCTTCTGGAATATATAAATATAATGGGACAACGTTTTCTTCTATGGCAAGTTCTCCAACAGGTCAAATTCAAACAATAGGATTTGTAAATTCTACTTATATGATAGTTGCGTCATATAATTCTGGTGTGCATAAATATAATGGGTCTTGGACAAATATAAGCACAGGATTAACAGGACAATTAATTCAAGATGTACATTGGAACTCTCCTACTAATATGTATTGTACAGATTATGGAACTGGTACAGCAAAATTTAATGGTACTTCTTGGTCTTATATTAATAGTGGTTTGACAGATTTGAATGTTAGACGTTTAAAATATATTTCTGATTCTGAAATATATGTAGCAACAAATTCTGGAATGTTTAAATATAACGGTTCTTCTTGGTCTCTAATGAACACTGGAGCTGAATATGATATAACAGATTTTGACCGTGTGTCTGGAACAGAAATGTATTTATCTACAGCACATAATGGAATATATAAACAAATTAACCAAACTTTATACGATGAATTCACAACAGCTACATTTGATGCTTTTATACCAAATGATGACGCTGTTGCCAAACTTAATTATAACGGAACTGTGTTAGCGTACACTGTGGCAAATGTTAATCTTGGTGCAAAATCAGTACAGTCAATAAAAATAATAGATTCTTCTTGGTCAAACGATGCTACTAGAATAGTTTATGGTGTGTGTTATACTAATTTAAACACTGTTGATACTTATGTTTTGGCTTCTGGTGGTTCTGGAACTTTTAGGGAAACGGTGGTGGTTGCATCGCAGGCCGCTTCATCTGGAACTTTAGCAAATGCTTTTACATACACACAATTTATAGGAATGGCTCTTGCTGAAAATAAATATTACGAATTAACTACACCATCTATTCGTGGATATAGTTTAATTACTTGTTATGATGATTCTGGAAATACTCGTTTTGACTGTATAGATTATACAACAGGAAATTCAACAAACACTATTTCTATGGAAAGAAAAACTCAAGGGTTTTCAATACCAAATAGTGTTACTGTTGGATATTTGGGGACAACACAGACGTTTATATCTATGACTGGAGTAGCGTCTATTATTAACACAGGACAAGATCATTATATATATGCTGTTGATGGAATGAAAATTATTAGATATGTTATGACAGGAAATGCTATGACAAATGATGACACCAAACAGATTGTAGAAGCTTATAATTCAGATATATCGCATTACTCAGACCCTTATGGAATTATAAATGGATTAGTAGTATCTAATCCAAAAGGATATGTTTTAACAGAAATTAACAAGGCAAATAAAACTCCTGTAAGACCATACTTTACGGCTGACACTGGTAATGTTTTATATTCCACAACTAATGCTAATAACTTTGAGATGTTTACAACCTATGAAATGCCAAGAGCAAAGAGTAAAGCGTCATTTAGGACACCGATTGATATAGATAATGGCACACAGGTAGCGGTAAATGATACGACCGGAGTGAATAGTTTCAAGTATTGGTTATTCTATTTGCTTGATTCTGGGCTATTGGACATGACAATACCTTATATAAACCTTGCCAAGGGTATGAAAGACCCTACTACAGGGGCTTATTTGGTTAAATTTTGGCAGATGGATAGTAACTTTATGTCAACACTTGCCCCCGATATAGACGTTTCTCTATTCAATACACTTCCGCATAGGTTTAATAATATAGATATTGATTCTAACGATGATGGATTAACAACACATACTTATATGATTAACGGCAAGATTTTCTATCATGCCGGAAGTTCAACACGAGATTTATTTAATGTCAATTCATATTGGCAAGGTTCAAGTAAAGTTAAGTTCGAGATACAAGACTTGATTATAAATAACGCAGATATATTAATGGCTCTTAATTATGATAAAAAAGCAATATATTATTCAACAGGATATAAATATCTTAATCTTTTAAACTCATATTATTTTAAATCCCGTCCGACAGCCATTGAGGAAATCAATAATAATATCTTTGCTGTTGCGTGCGAGGATAATATTTATATCGGGATGGGAACTAGTGAGGATAATATAATTATATCACTTTTAGCAAACGATATAGGGCTTGAAAAAGATAATTATAAATCATTAATAGGCAATGGTAGACAGGCTTTTATGTATAACCGAAAGGGTGTATGGATGGTTGACGCTACTCAGGTGGTTGATTTGTCCCCGCCAATAGACCAATATCTTTATAAACAAAGTAGTGATAATAAACTGGGATATGATAGTATTAATAATAAACTTTACATTCCCCTGGACAATGGCAAGATGACTAATGTAGTTTGTAATCTATATTCAGGGGATTACACAGCGACTTCCACGACTTGTATGACTTTCAGTAAGACTTTTGGGGTTCTGGATGTGGCGAATATGGCATACACTATTTATGCTTTTACTGACAATGGTATTGCGACTTACAAAGACTTCTTTGGAAATATGAAAGACCATTTAGTAACCAGAGTCGGAGCAAATATTATTATACCCGAATACGCCGAAGCCGATAGCACAGAGCAAAAAATAGGAAGGTTTACTACAAAGCGAATAAGTTTTGGAAATGTATTCAGTCTTAAAAAGTTGGATACGATTCTAGCTTATTTCTTGAATAACGAAAATATATCAGGTAATGTTTACGGATGTGATTACTTAAAATTGAAGTTTAATATAAATAAAGGCACGGGAAGTTCAATAAGAAAGTATGGTGATTTTGATGAAACACAAACTTACGAATGTGATGTTAGTCGATTAACAGCGTTTGATGATGGAACTTTGACGAATGAGGGGTTTAGAGAATGGAAACTGCCGGAAGGTTTAGACTTTAAAGATATTGAAATAACTTTAGAATACGGTAGATTGTCAGATACAAATAGTTGTATAACTACTTTACATCAAATAACTATAGATGTAATAAATAAAGACGCTGAAACATTCGGAGTATCATAGGAGGAAAAATATGGCTTATAACAAACAAGGACAATGGATAGAAGAAACTTCTGATATAGTTTCTACAACAGAACAAACTTTACCGACTGATATAAATACATTTGAACAAACAATGCCAACTTTAGGACAGGAATATTTACAACAAAAACAAGTATATGATACTAATTTAGCTGGCATACAAGGGACGAACGTAGAAACAACAGCAAACGCTCTTATGACAAAAGAAACAGGGATTCCGTATAATAACATTAAAAATATTTTAACTCAAATATCTGGAGGAAAATTGTCTTTAACTCCAATGTTAAATGCCGTGGCACAAAAATTAAACATATCAAATATGTTAAATGCTTGGCAAAGATATATTAATTTAAGAAACGAGCATCCAAATCAAGAAGATGAAGTTCCAGACACAGAAAATATTATTGGTTTATATCCAGATGGAACTAAAATATATGGACGAATAAAAGTTAAAGACCTTCTTAATAAATGGGGGAAATATATAAAACAAGTTGCTAGTAATGGATTAACTAGATTAAATAGTTTATATCAACCATATTTACAAAAAGCACAATCAAACGTTAATGCTCAAGCCAATGCTTATACTACAGGAACTCAAGCGCAAACTATGAACACAGCACAAACTCAGGCAGAGCAAGGAAAATTCCAGCGTGAAGATATTTTACAAAACATTCAGAATCAAAGAAAACAAGAATCATTATATCAAGGCAATGATTATATGGCAGGCTTAAGGTAGGAGGATAATAATATGGCAGATTATAGAACTGGAGATGTGGCTGTTTGGCTTGGAAATAAAGATATTCAGCAAGCAGAAATAAACAAAGTCAGTGCACAACTTGCTGGAATGGGAGTTAATGACCCTAATTATATAGCATTAATGAATAAACTTGGTGGACTAAAGGCCGGGCTTGAAGCAGAAATGCAAAAACAAGGAGCCACAGACCAGTACGGTAGGCTTATACAAGCTAAAGATGTTTCTGGACAATATGTTGATAAAGATTATCTTGCTTTAAGACAGCAACAAATGCAAGACGAAGCTACAGGAGCATTATCTTCTGGCTTGAAGTTAGCTAAACAACAGCAAATGCAGACGGGACAGACTGATTTAGGGCAGGCGATAGCACAACAGGAAGCTATTCAAAGACAACAGAGTCAGCAATTTGGACAAGAATATAAAAGCGAGAAAGAGTTAGGGTATCAAAAGGCAGGGCAACAGTTGCAACAAAATGCTGCTTATGCTACTCAATTAAGCAATGCAGAACGGCAAGATATAATGGATCAGATTAATGCTGCTGTAACAAACTATAATATGACAGCGGCGCAATTACAAACAATGAATCAAACATTAGCAAATATGCCAGATGGTTTTTTACAACAAATGGCTAGTTTAATAGCTAAAGGAGCTGGTGGAGCAATAATTGGTTATTTAACAGGCGGTGTTGGAAATATTGCTAGTGGAATAACAACGGCAACAATGGGAGGTTAATATGGCTGAAAAATATAAAAAAGGAAATCCAGATATAAATTTTAAACCAGTTCCGATTAATCAAAGTTTTCAAGAAAATAAAACAGATTCCGGATATAGTGGTATAGGACTTGATTTTATAAAAGGTTTAGATGGAAGTTTAAGAATACAGGGCAGTATAACAAAAGATATTAATTTTAGAAAAGCACTAGAAAAAGTTCTTAATTTAAAAGAAGGTTCTATAACAGGAGATTTATTTGATTTTACTGTTCCGGCAAACGATTTTACAACACAGAATAAAGTAAAAAAAATAGTTGAAGATTCTACAGGAAAACCAATGGTTCCAATATCAGAACTTCCAGACGAGTATAAACAACTTCGTATGGCTATGGTTCAGGGAGCAAATCCTAATGCTCAAATTAATTTACCACAAGGAACTGACACGGAAAGCAGTTTTTTAGGGGCTATATTGAAAGGTTTTGGAGAAGGTGCTTTAAATGTTGCTGGTAAAAAATTGTCAAGCGTAGTGGGAGAACAAGAGTTTGATACAGAAATTGTACCACAATTACAAAAAACTTATGGATTAAAATTTCAAAAAACACCGCAAGAATTATTGGATAAAAGAACTCAATTAGAAGCAGATAGGGATAGAATGAAAACAGAAGATACAACAGGGGTAATAAACTTTTTAGGATTAAGAAAAACGTTTCAAGACGCTTCAAATAAACAATTAGCCGATGTAAACGCGCAATTACAACCTTATGAAAACCCTTCACAAGGAATGTATCAATCAAGCGGGTTTACACCACAAGAACAAAGTGCTTTAGATTATGCGAAATCTTTAGGTTTTATACAAAACATGATAAGATTGCAAGGAATGAAAGACGAAAACGAGATAAGAAAAAATTATTTACAGTTTGCTCAGCAGGCTTCTATAAATCCAGAAACACAAACATCTGTATTGGGACAGGTTACAAGTTTATTGGGAAGCGTTCCGGCTAACAATCCAACAGGACAAGTTGTTTCTCAAGTACGTTAATGGAGATAAATAAATGGCAACAAAAGTTCAGCCTAAAATTGCTATAAATATTGACGAGATTAAAAACTCTCCTAATTATCAAGTGTTGATTGACCGACTTAATGTCAGCCCGTTGCAAGCCTATAAAGAACTAACAGTATTGGAAGAAACAGACAACCAAATGTCAAAAACAAAAGGCGGCATTGGATTAATTAAAGAATTAAAAAGCCGACTTAACGTTAGCCCAGATGAAATTAAGCAAGAGTTTTATCCTACTGAATTGCCAGAAGAACTTAAAACTAAAATAGACGTTAATCCCGAAGATACTTATAAAAATCTTTATAATGCTTATACTTATGAGCCGGGGAATACACAAAACAAACTTCAATTAAGAAAAGGGCTTTCTTCTGTAAGAGAATATCTTATTTCTAAAGGGCATAAACCCGATGAATTTCTTGTTACTAATCCAGTAGTAAAAGGATTAAATGTTTTATCAAACATTTTTATGTTGGGAACAAATGCTCTTGCTAAAATATATACTAAAAATCCAGAACGAATAAAATTATGGGGTGGCAACGGCGCTGAAGAAGCGATTAAAGACTTAAATGCTAACCCAGAAATACAAAACATTATTTCCAAAAGAGTTAAAAATATTCCATTGACAGGTGATGAAATTAAAAAAATTAAAAAGTTTGACAACAAAACAGGCATTGTTTCTTTTGTTGTAAATTTATTTGCCGATCCGCTTATAATTGCAGGACTTGGAGCAAAAGCAATTAAGGGAATTTCTGGAGGCATCGGAGCGTTAGGGAAGATTGGCAAAGGGTTAGAAATTATTTCCGCTCCAATAAAGACTTTCAAGGAAGCAAAAACACTGGCTACGCTTAAAGAAACAGGGGAATTTGCAGACATATTAAAAAGTTCTTTGAAACAAACTAAAAATGTTTTAACCGGAATAAAAGACTCGGAAAAATATATAGTTGATATAGATAATATTTTAGCAAACCCAGAAACATTATATAATAAATCTATTGATTTATTAAAACAATCAAGCGAATTTTTGAAAGGAGCGGGAAAATCAGTAGAATCGGAAGAAATACTAAAATCATACTCGGCTATTAAAAAGACTGTTGGAGAATCGAAAAGAATTGCGGGTAGTAAACTGTATCAAAAAGCCGTTAATTTTGACGATAAATTTCAAAATATAAAACGTGGTTTTATAGAAAAATCTGGACTAAGGCAGGTGTTTAAATCAGACACACCATTATATAAAGAAATAAGTAGTGTTAAAGATGGAAAGATAATAAAAGAGTGGTCGCCTACTGGATATAAGATTGAATTAGATAAGGTTAAAAATATAAAAATGGCTTCAAAGAACGCTTATTATAAAGCAAGAACTGACGTAACGAAAGAATTAAAAAGTTTAATTCCTAAATTGAAAAATTCAAATACAGTTAAAGCACTTCTGAACTCTCCCAATTCTAAATTTCATAGTGTTGATGATATTATTATGGAAATATCTGAAAGACATGGTGATATGGGGAAGTTATTAAAACTTGAAGGCGCAGAAAAAGAAGCGTTATTTAAGGTAAGAAAAGCATACGATAATATGATAATGAAAGAGGTAGAGTTCGGAGGTGATAAAGTAATGCCTTTATTTAAAGATATTACTAAAAGAAATGATTGGAAAGATTTATCTAAAAAATATAAAGAGTTAGGAGAAGTAAATAAATATCATCCCGAATATATAAAAATAGAAAATAAATTAAGAAGTTTATTAAGCGAATCTTCTGGTGTTAATTTTATAGACAAAACATTGCTGGATGAAACAGAGGACAATATAGCTTATGTAACCCATGCTATGACCAAAGAGGCAAAGACAATATCACAAAATATTTCAAGTTCTCAAAGAGGATTATTTTATAAAGGCTTTAGGTCTTATTTATCAAATCCCAATTGGAAAGGAAGAAAACTTGGCGGCTCTGCTGTTGATATAAACCAAAAAATAATGAGCGGAGAAATAACAACTGAATTAGATGGTGTGTTAAAAGGAATAGCCGACAAGAAAATTTTGTTAGAAAAGTCTTTAAAAGGCAAGAGTAAAAAAACAATAGAAGGTATTAAAAAAAAGATTGAAGAACTGACAGGAGATGAAAAAAGTTATACAGCATTAAGAGACAATATGAAAAATTTTAAAGGAAAGAAGTTTTTTGAAACAGATGTAAATAAATTGCTTGACATAAGAGCGGCGACTTCTGTTAAAACCATTGAAAAAGCCGCAATGTTTAACTCAATGCAAAAGTTTGGGGTTAGTAAAGAGATGGCTGAAACTGGATGGAAAAGCCCTAATGTTGGAAAAACTTCTATTGTAGGATTGTCAGACAAATACTTTGACCCTGAGGTGGCTAAGACAATAGAGAAAGTTTATAACTATACAAGCAATGCTAAAAATATGAATGTATTAAATCGGTTTATAATGGATTTTGGAAACTTTTGGAAAGCCACAACTCTTTCTACTCATTTAAGCACAGGATTAAGAAATGTTATCGGTGATATTGCTTTAACTGCAATAGTTGTTGACGATGTGCCTACATTAATGAAGGCAACTAAAGATGCTGTTATGACTATGATGACAAAAGGAACACGGGAAAATGTAAGATTTGTAACAGAAACCGGAAAGTATGTAAATGCTCAAGATGTGTTTGAGGAATTTCTTAAAAGAGGAGGACAGGCTGGTACGTTTAGGGCAATGGACACAGCAAGGACAGAATTTCTGGCAGATACAGCAACCTCTACAACGGGAAAGATGATCGAAGGTGCTGGTAACATGATGGAAAAATGGAGTAAATGGTTTAGAGACCTGCCTCCGGCACAACTGTCAGAATTATTTGAGAAAGGAAATAAGTTAGCATTATTCTTTTATGGAGTACGGAAAGGGAAAAGTTATGATGACGCAATGAAACAAGTAAATAAAGTATTATTTGATTATTCTGATTTAACAGATATAGAAAAGAGTATTAAACAAGTAATGCCGTTTTATTGTGTTCCTGATTATTCAGAAATACTAACAAAAGACGGATGGAAATTTTATAATGAAATATCAAAAGGCGATGAAATAATATCTTATAATGTTAAAAAAGATATACTTGAAAATGATTGTATAAATGATATTGCGATATTTAATTATGAAGATAAACTTATAAGAGTATCAAACAAACTTAAAGTAGAATTTGTGTTTACCAATAATCATAGATGGGCAACGATTAATAATTATGGAAAAAGAGAAATAATAGAATATAATAAAATGAATACAGCACATAATATTCCATTGTCAGCAGAATACAATAATATTAACAAAGGAATTAATCTTACTTTTGAAGAATGTTATTTGCTTGGATGGCTTGTAACTGACGGATATTTCAGAAAAAGAAAAAATAGTTATGAGGCAATGTTATATCAAAAAACAAAAAAGCATGTAAAAATGATAAGAGAAACATTTAAAGATTATATAAGTTCTGAATATAAACACCCTGATACTGGCGTGATATGTTTTAGATTAAAAGCAAAAATGATGAAAAATATATTTAATATTTTTAAATCAAAAGAAGATTTGCCAAAATTAATAACAAGAATGAACATACAACAATTAAAGAATATTTTACAAGCAATGCAAAAAGGAGACGGTGCGGACAATGAAATTAAAGGTAGTTATTTTGGTCAAAATATTGGCGGTGTGTTAGATGCATTTCAGGTAGGAACATTATTAAATGGCAATCATTTTAATATCATATATAGAAATAATTTATTGTCTAATAAAATATATGGGGTTGGATATATAAGAAACACTAAATTAACAAACTTTAGAAATTACAAACAAGATTATATTGATTATAAAGGTATAATTTGGTGCCCTAAAACTAATAATCAAACATGGATAATGAGACAAAAAGGAAAAGTTATCATAACTGGAAATACTTGGCTTCGCAAAAACCTACCATTACAACTTGCAAGTCTTAATTCCGCTCCAACAAAAGCGGCTTTTAAGATGTATAAGTCAGCTAATGAAATAAGACCCTCAACAGATGTTCAGGACGAACGAATGCAGTCTGAATTTTTAAAGGATAGGGCAAAAATAAGACTACCGGATTTAAAGACTGGCGAGGCAAATTATTTATTTTTGGAAGGATTACTACCAACGTTTGACTTAACCAGAGTTATAAGGGATTTAAGCCATAATCAATTACAGAATACCGTGGATGATTTAATCGCAGATGTTACTCCTTTAATAAAGACACCGATAGAATTGGCAGTGAATAGAAGTTTTGCTTTCAAAACAGAATTGCAGAAAAGCAAATATGAAAAGACACAGTTTTTAGGTTTTAATATGAATCCTAGATGGAAGGCATTAATGGATGATTGGCGTTTGTTAACGACTTTAAACAAGGGGTTAGACTTAAATCCGGATAAAGTTGGGATAGAACCAAAGAGTATTTCTAAAATGTGGTTGTCTTATCTTATTGCAAGCCCAACTGAATATAATCCATATTACTCAAAAATATTTGCGACAAGGGATGCTACATCAGCTATACAAGATGAGTTAGGAAATTATAAATCTTGGATGACAAAGATTAAAGGCGTGATGTTATCCGGTAAAAAACTAACTTCTCAAGATGTTGCGATGATAAGAGAAAGAGGAAAGAATATTTTAATGATGATTAAAGAAGCAAAGGATAACGGCATGACGGATAGTAAGGCGACTGGTATGTTTACCAAAAATGTATTGTCTAACTTTATGGATACTAGTGGGGTAGAGATGTTAAAGATGATGGGTGAAATCGATGTAAAGAAGGTAAAAAAATGAACTTTAGAGGATTTACATTAAATCTTGCTGGAATTGCGGATGATATTTCAAGAGTTTTAAAATCTTTATGTGAACAATCCAGAGTAATTAAGGATGACTTTGGGATTTACACGAATGATTCAAATGTGATTAAGAATAGAATAAAATCTTTAGAAGATTATATAGATGATTATTCAGAAACCGAATTTGCTACAAACAAACAATGGATTGACGGTAGAAAAATATATAGAAAAGTAATTAATTTTGGCGCATTGCCAAACGCAACAACAAAATCAGTAGCGCATGGAATAACTTTTGGGGCAAATACAAGAATATTAACAAAAGATGGCTATTGTACAGATGGAACAACCATATATTCTTTATTTCGCCCTCAAGGATCAACTATTTTGCATCATGTATTTAGTGATAATACCAATATTACAATTGGAGCAAATTATAACGCAGCAACATTAACAGAATGTAATGTGATTTTAGAATATGTTTATTAGGAGTATAAGAGGTACATTATGTTAATATTAGAATTTATTTTATTAATAGGATTAATTTTACTTGAATTTACTACTTTAAATTATCAAGCATTGTCTAATTTAGGCAAGGGAATAGTTAGAACAATCATGATTTTGCCATTGCTTTACATAATAAATATTAATATTAATTTTTATACAATATTAATGTTTATAATATTTATTATGATATTACTTGCAGATTATATTATTGCTTCAAATTTTATTGTAAGTATGGTTGTTTTTCTTGTTGTGCATATAATACTAGGTTTATTATTTATTGCTGTAAATCCTGTTTGTGGATTGTGGCAATGGGTGTTATTTATGATTATATTAGCAATTGGATTAACATATTTTATTTTAATAATTAATCCACATTTAACTTTTCCGTTTAATTTAGCGATGATAGTTTATCTTTTGGCAATATCCTTTTCTTTGTGGAGAGCCACTTGCTTACTGCCAGACACAAAAGGAATAATATTAACCATAGGAATGGCATTCTTTTTCCTTTGCGATTACCAGGTAGCTTATACTCAGTTTGTAAATAAATTTAATGGTTATCAAATAATGAATCATATATTATATTATTTTGCATTGATTGGATTGGCATATTCGACAAAATTTTAGGAGAAATAAATGACACCTGATATTAATGCTGGAATACAAACCTATGAAAAATTAAAAGAATATCCTTACTTGGGATGGATTATAGCGGCTATTGCTTTAATAGTATTAGCATTTTTAATATATGTTTGGATTGAAAAACTTGGTGATCGTCTTAATATAAATATAGAAAGAAATTTTAATTTTATTAAAGATGATATAAGCCAAATAAGAAAATGTAATGAAGATTTATTAGTAAAATATCCAATATTAGAAATGCTTTATGAGAGACGAGAAATTTTCGAAGAGGTCTATCAAAATCAAATAAGAAAAAAAAAGAAAACAAAAATTGAAATAATTTCAAAAGAAGTAAAAAATTTAGATAAAGATAAATTAAAATATGCAGGCCTGGCATGATTAATTATATAATAGCTTGTATTTTTATTACAATGGCTATTTCTTATTTTTATGTTGCTTTTTTAAAAGACGGTAAAATACTTGAAGAATTAGTTATTACCGGATTGTTTGCTGTAATGTTTGTTGCTTATTGTTTTATATTTTCTAATCTTGGATTTATTAATATACCAGCTTCAATATGTGTTCCGGCGGCATATTTAATGTTAAATTATGCAGGGACAAAAAGCACATTAAGATTTTTAAATAAAAAACATTCTAATATATTTGATTGGTTATTATTTTCATATTGTTTAATAACTGGATTATACATAGTAATAGAATTAATATTAATGTCTTTAGCAATTCAATATAAAAGTAATTATTTTTTATCAATAGATAATTTAATACAACCTATTTATAATGGAATAATTGTGTTAATTAATTTTATGGCCTTAATTAAGGCTAAAGAATTTACAATAAAACTTTTTTTATTAAATTTTACGGTAGTTAATTTTTCTATAACTTTATATGAAATAAAAGATTATAATACAATTATAAACAATTATTCTTTGTATTCAGAATGGGGAAAATATTATATTGATCCTACTTATAAATTTGATGTAATCTGGATTTTAATAAATTGTTTTTGCTGGTTGTTTTTACCTCGTGTTTATTATAAACTAAAAGGAGAAAAAAATGGTTAAAGAAAATATTGTAATTATGATTTATCACAGATTAAAAAGCTTGATAAGAAAAATGTTATCATTAACTTTTTTGACTTGGCTTGTAATTACTTATCTTTACTGGTATAATAAACAAATGATAGATATGAATTATTTATTGTTTACAGCGGCCATGTCTTTAGGAAAAAGTTTTATTGATATACAAAAAGAAAAAAAAATATGTTAAACGAAAAAGATAGACAAACTTTACGGGATAAAATTTTTAACCGTTGTGATGTCTATGTAATCCTTAAGGCTTATATGGGCAAGCCGGAATATAATGAAATAGTAGAATTGTGCGCCGATTGCATAATTGAGTTACATGATAAAGAATTATTTGACAAAAAGAAAATATAGTAATATAATATTTTTGAACTTCTTGACACTCGAATGAGTTTAGGGAAGTGTGGATGTTGAATAACATCGGAGGGAGTTGAAAGACTCCCTTTTATTTTGGAGGATTAAAATGAATAATAAGATTATCAAAATAATCCGGGGCGGGAAATCGGCTCCGATGTTATTATCTAATGGCGATAAATATGATAGCGTCTTGTCAGTATATGATGGAGTCGGGAAAGAAATATGCAATTGTCAATATGTCAATACAGATTTTACTGTAGAGTATAAAGGCGGTATCTTACCGGAAGGTATTTGGAAAGGAATAGTAGGGAAATGGAAAAAGACAAAAGCTATATATTTATATAATTCAAAATTTGATTATTGTATAAAATCCCTCGACAGTCTCGAAGATAAAAAATTTGTAACACTTCCAAGCTTGATATCTAACCCCAATCATAATAAACAAAAAATAATCACTTGTGTTATGATACATTGTGGTGGTATAACTTGGGACGGCTCGCACGGGTGTATAACTATTCTTCCAGTAAATTATCAAAGTTTCTTAGATTGTTTTGTTGAGAATGAAAAGGTTTGTGTGAATATAATTCGTGATAAAAGATGGATTCAACCATAAAAAACGCCCTGTTTACAGCCCCTAAACCCCAGCTTGTGTAACAATATTCACATTGATGTTGTTTTAAGGCTTTATATTGACTGTAATTTTACTGACTTTTAAGCAGTTTTTGGGCAGGACTGCACATTACTTCGCAGATAACAGGATTGTTTTGAGATAATATATTTTTGATAGAAGCGGTATTTAATTTTATTTTATCAATATTTATATATTTTATATCATAAGCATAAGAAATCTTTTTTAAATCAGGGAAAGATATTCCGCAAGTAGAATCAGTTCCAATATGCCTACCTTCAAAAAATTTGTCTTGAGTATTTCTGATCGTAAGATACCCATTATTATTTAAAACAAATATTTTTATAGGAAGTTTATTATGGACTATGGTTTGAAGTTCTTGAATGTTTAATTGAAAACTTCCATCACCTGTAATACAAATTACATCTCTTTTGCTGGCTATTGAAACGCCTATCGAGGCAGGTAATGCAAATCCCATATCTGCCTGTGCGCCGCTTGTAATATATCTTTGATTTTCTCCTATTAACCTCAATGCTTGAGGAGTAACAAAATATGCCGTCCCTGCGTCTGCGATGACGGTTGAGTTGTCATTTAAACATGTGGACAAAGTATCAATGAATTTATAAACATCTATTCCGTCTGGATAATCATTAAAAGTAATTTTATATTTTTCTTTATATTGATTACATTGTTGAATCCAATTATAGTAACTATTATAAGAATCTAAAATATTACTAAATATTAAATCATCAATTAATTTACTACTAAAAAAATATTTTAAATCTATATTTAATAACTTATTTATTTTAACAAAGGTTTTCTTATGTTCGTTTTTGTCAATATCAATTACTATCTTATATGCGGTCTTATTTAATATTTCATTATTATATCCTATCATTCCTCGGCACAAACGAGTTCCTAAAGCAATAATTAAATCAGCTTCGCCTACAATCTTATTTGCCCACTTATTCCCTCGTATTCCAATGACTCCCATATTCAAAGGATGATCTGTTTTGGTAATATCTTTTGCAAGGAACGAGGTAACAAATGGTATATTATAAGTTCCAATAAAAGTTTTAAATTCTTGTATTGTATTAGACAATCGTATTCCATTTCCGGCTATGATAATTGGTTTATTATATGCCATATATTACTTTAATGTATAATTATTTATTATAGAACCTTGTGGTATGTAAAAATCAAATCTATTACACCACAGACTGTCCTGCTCAAGAGATTTAATACCGAAATGTCTTTTTCCTGTCATATAAGGTGTTGTGTTTCTGTCTATGTAATGAATATAACATTCTTCATCCATTGATATTTTAAATCTAACAATACCATTAGGTGTGTTTGCAAAACCAGCATAATATTCTTTATCATTTATAGAACCGCATCCTAAAAAAAAATCACCATGTATACCAGATTTCACATTCAAGTTGATTAATTCATGTCTAAATTCTGTTTCTATTTTTCCACACCCATAAAATAAGATAGAAACAACAAATAAAATAAAATACTTCATATGTCCTCCTTTTGAATATTTAAAGGAACATCCAACCAAATAGGTTTTTTTATTTTTTCTACGTCTTTTAAATCGACAAAACATTGAAATGATTTTATTATAGGATTTATATTCACGCTTTGTATTCCAAAACATTCGTTGCTATTATAATTTATATCCTCATTATTAACTTGACCAGATATAAATATCACAGGAACACTGTCTTGATAAGCGTCAAGCAATCCTGTTATACAATTAGTTCCGCCACATCCGCTTGTAATAAGAACTACACAAGGCTTATTAGTATACTTAGAATAACCAACAGCCGCATAAGCACACGCTTGTTCATGATGACAACATATAACTTTCATTTTAGACTTAGCAACAGCATCATTTAGATACATCGAGCCTCCGCCAACTAAAATAAATACAGTATCAATTCCTTTAGAGTATAAATAATTAAATATATATTCTGATACGTTCATTTTTTTATAACCCATTCTAACATTATTTTTCCATATATTTTAGCTGATATATCTCTTTTTAGTTTATTAATTAAAAGGTTGTCTTTAAATGTTTTACTATTATTTATTTCAAGACTATCGCATAAATTATTCGTTTCATTTATTAATTCATTTATTTTTTCTATTATTTCTGTTTTACTTTTCATAAACACTCCTTATCAGTAGAAGCATAAGAAAGAATGACATGACCATCACCGTTACTTCCAACCACATCATAAACACTCCTTAATTCTTTTTAATCCTTCTTTAATGTTCTTCATGTTTTCCAAAATGAAATATATGTTTTTGACAATAATCAATATGATAATATTTGTTTTCTTCATTCTTATTAAGAATTGACCATTTATTAATATAACTGTAATGTTTGTATGGACATTGAAAACAAGATAATACAGTAAACAAAAACAAAGAAACTATTATTCCGATTATTATAAACATAATTTTATCCTCCGTAATCCTTCTTTAATCTTTTCAATACACCCTCTTCGTTTATTTACACAAAATTGCTTTTTTGTTTTCTGTATCATATATATTGTGTTCAAAAAAAGTATCTCTAAAAATTATAAAATCAATTTCTTTTTTTGCTATTATATTAATATTATTATTATAATCTTTAATCCATTTTTTAAATTGTTTTTTGTTTTTTAAAGAATCTTTATTTAAAGCATTTTTTGTTTTCATAATATTTTTTTTAACCTATTTATACCTTCTAATATTTGTTCTATATCTGTACTTGCATAAGACAATCTGACGTAGCCTTCCCCTTCGCTACCAAAACAATTACCATCTAATAAAGCTACGCCAGATTCTAAGGCTTTATCCGCAAACTCTTTCGAGGTTAATCCTGTTTTAGTAATATCTGGGAAAACATAGAAAGCACCATCTGGTAATGGACAAGATATTCCGTTTATCTTATTTAATTCCTCAACAATAACATCCCTACGTTTCCTGTATTCTTCTATCATTTGGGTATTGTCTGTTTGTAATGCTACAATTCCAGCACGCTGAATAAACTCAGGAATACAAGAGTTTGTTAGATTTAAGAGTATTTCCATCTTATTTATTAGTTCTGGATCAGCAATAATATATCCTAATCTAAAACCCGTCATTGAATACATTTTACTAAAACTATAAACATTAATTTCATTTTTTTTATATTTTTTTATTCTTTCAGTATGACAATCATAACTAAAATAAATATTATCATAATATAAATATGAATTAAATTTGTTCCAATTAATATTACACAATTCTCCAGTTGGATTGTTTGGAGAATTTATAATTGTTACTTTTGGAATATTAAAATCATAGTTAAAATTATTATTACAATAATCAAATATATTTAATTTTAAAAATTTAGCGACTAAAGAATATGTTGAAAACCCAGGATTTGGAATAGCAACAATATCATCTTCATTGCATAAACAACTTAATACATAAAACACAGATATATTTGCTCCAGGTGTTATCAACACTTTTTCTGGTTTAACGTCATGTTTATTGCAAATAGCATTGATTAAATCTGGTATTCCTTTAGATGGAGTATAATGAGTATGTCCTTCTGTTAATGACAAATTGGCTGTATTAATAATTGATATGTCTGTACAAAAATCAGGATCACCTATTTCAAAATGAATAAAGTTTTTACCTTGTTTTTCAAGTTTTTTAACTTTAGATTGAAAGTCAAACATAGGTTGTCCCTGTAAATTTTTAACTTTTTCCGATAACATGTTAATTCCTTAAATTATAATAACTTGTTTTTCCAGCTTCTCTATCACATACTTTTTCTCTAGCTTCTTGATTATCAAGATTTTTAAATTTGACATTTAATATTACATGCCAACACTCGTGAACCAACACTTCGTATATTGGGCATGTGTTTTCGTCCTTGTTATTAAAATAATGATAAGCGTTCAAATAAATAGTATCTGTGAAACAACGTCCGTTATTAAATTCTACCCAACCTAAAGTGTTGTCATTATTATATACTACTATAATATTTGTAACATGATTTGTTAGAAACAATTTTAGATTCCCATATTTGTCAATCAAATAAATAGAATCTATAATTTCATCTATAAAATCCCTATCGCCAACCGTGTCTTTTATTTTAATTCCTTTATAAACACAAACAGCACTACTGACATTAGTTATCTCTGATCTTATTGGATAATTTCTAGTATAGAAACAAGAAGAAATCAAAACAAACAATATAAGTATTAATGCTATTTTCATATAATACCTCCTGTTATTTCAACTCATCCTTTGGGTCAAAAAATTTATCACATAATCCAATTAATATTGAGCCTTTTGTCAGATGAAATTCGTGGTAAATATTTTTGTTTATTAATATTTTAGTATAAGGAATTATATTAGTGGTTACTTTGTCTCCTATCATACAATAACTTATTTTACCTTTGATTAAAAAAAACATTTCTGTTTTCTTTTTATGATAATGTTTTCCAACCACACAATCTTTTTTAGCAATAAGTATTTTGGATACTTTCCAATTTGTACCATTGCCATATTCAAAAAGCATACGTCTATCATCATCGCTAACAGGCAATAATTCTGTAATATTATTCATTTTTACACTCCAGTTTATCTAATTCAGCCTGCATCATTATTTTCACAAGTTCATTAAACTTTACTTTAGGCTCAAATTCTAGTATTGTTTTAGATTTTGTGGCATCGCCTATAAGAATATCAACTTCAGCAGGACGCAATAAAGATTTATCATATTCAACATAATCTTCCCAATTAGATATACCAACATATTTAAACGCTTCTTCTACAAACTCTTTAATTGAGTGTGTTTCACCAGTAGCGATAACAAAATCATCAGGTATTGGATGTTGCATAATTTTCCATATCCATTCTACATATTCTTTAGCATAACCAAAATCACGTTTAGAATCAAGATTGCCTAACTTAAGTTTAACTTTTATACCTTTAGATATTTCTGCAACAGCAATACAAACTTTTCGAGTAAGAAATTCTATACCTCGACGGGGGCTTTCGTGATTGAAACACCAACTTGTATAAATTTTCATTCCATAAGATTCTCTATAGGTTCTTGCTAAATAATAGGCTGAGGCTTTAGATATTCCATAAGGACTACGAGGGTAAAAAGGTGTCTTTTCTGTTTGTGGAATTTCTAATACTTTGCCAAACATTTCACTCGAACAAGCTTGCAAAATCTTACAATCTAAATTCATTCCTCTAACAGCTTCTATTATTCTCAATAGACCGACTGTATTAATATCAAAAGTAGAAACGGGAGTATCGTAACTAACTCTTACCTGACTCATCCCGGCAAGATTATAAATCTCGTCTGGTTTAACTTTTTCAACTACACTTCTAATAGAAATTCCATCTGTCATATCTGCATAATGAATATTTACTTTGTCTAATATTCCTTTTAAATTAGGATACAAAGGATAGGATATTCTTCTCACAGTTCCGTGTACTTCATATCCTTTAGACAAAAGTAATTCAGCAAGATAAGAACCGTCTTGACCAGAAATTCCAGTAATTAATGCTTTCATTTGTCTATCCTTATTTTATTTAACTTACACCATTCTTTATATTCTTTTAATATTTCTTTTTCTGAATCAAAATTTAATATAGGATTTTTTGTTTCTACCTCTAAATAATTTTCTTTTTTATTATATTTATTTTTTACATTAGAATAAATTAATTTAAATTTTGGAGTAAACATTCTAAATAAAAATGATTTAAAAACTGGTTTTGTAAATTTCCATAAATCTAATAAATAATTATTTTTTAAACTTATATTATTGACACAATATAAAATCATTTTATATAAACTTTCTGGTGTATAAAACCACATAAATTCGTCATTTTTAAAATATAAATTAGAACAGTTTTTATTTTTTTTTGATTTTAATAATTCAGAAATAACAAATCCGCTATTTAAATCAATCCATCTTGAAAAATATGATGGTATTCTTAAATCTATAATATTAAGTTTTGGATACAAACGATGTTTCATCTCGATAAATTTTTTGTATAACCAGTATTTATACTTTGGATGGGTTTCTTCTAAAGATTCGTCGCAAATCCAACTTGATAAATAAATATAAACACAATTTTTATTTTTTAAACAATAACTAATACATTCAGAATCAATTGTTAAATAATCATTAATATCAGATATGGTTAATTCGGATATTTTATTTGGTGCAGATTTTCCAACACAATTAATTATTAAATCAAATCTTTCATTTTTATCTACAAATATATAGGGTCTATTTGCAAACATAGTAATATTATTTATATCATTACTAAAAAAATGTAATAATCCTTTTCCTATATGTCCAGTACTACCTAATATTAATATATTCATAGCATATCCTTATATTTAAAATATTTAATAACAGTATTCTCAATATACTTTAAATGTCTTTTTTTAATGCCGGGATGACACCCTATCCAAAAAGAATTATTCATTATGTAATTGGTATTAGGTAGTCTGTCATTTACTTCTTTTTTATATAAATGTTCATAGGCGGGTTGTTTAATTATATTCCCGGCAAACAATGGTCGGGTTCCTATTTTATTTCTTTCTAAGAATTTTACAAATTCGTGTCTATCAATCTTGTTTAAAACTATAGGAAAACCAAACATACAAGGCTCAATATCTTTATCTTTCTTTAACAACAAGAACGGTTTGTTTTCTTCTAAGAAGAACGAATTAATTTTTGTAAATGTTTTATAAAGAGAATCATAATTATACTTTCTTTTTTCTATAAATTTATTTATCCTATCTATCTGAGCGCAACCCAGTGCGGCTTGCCATTCTGTAAACTTTAAATTATAACCAATATGAGAATAAACATATTTATGATCATACCCAACTGGAAGGCGATTATATTCACAATTAAATCGTTTTCCGCAAGAATTGTCGTGTTTAGGCTCGCACCAACAGTCCCGTCCCCAATCACGAAAAGAGCGTGCCGCTTTATATAAGGTTAAATCATTTGTAATAACTGCCCCGCCCTCACCTGTTGTTATGTGATGAGCGGGGTAGAAGGACATGGAAGAAATATGACCAAAAGTCCCAGTGTACTTTCCTTTATATTTGGAGGCTGTACTATCGCAATTATCTTCAATTAAAAACAGGTTATGTTTTTTGCAAATAGACAATAACCTATCCATATTACACGGATTGCCCAATGTGTTAGTGGCAAATATAGCACGTGTTTTTTTTGTAATATATTTCTCAATTATATCTTCGTCTATATTTAGAGTGTCTAATTTAACATCTATAAAAATAGGTTTTAAATTGTTTTGAATAATGGGATTAATAGTAGTGGGGAAGCATAGCGCAGTCGTAATAACTTCATCGCCTTTTTTTAAGGGATTTTTAAGGAGTTTAGACGTAAGAGATGACATGGCTAAAAGGTTAGCGGATGAACCAGAGTTACAAGTTAAAACATATTGTATTCCAAATAACTTTTTAATCTTTCTTTCAAATAATTCATTCCATCTTCCGTTGCAATGATTAACAGAAAACGAAGCTTTGATTTTATTAATAAGTTCTTTAAAACCTATTGAAGCATGAGCCACTGGAATATATTTAATCATATTTTCTCCAAATCATTAAATAAAATTATTATTCCTTAAAATCGTCTATAAACTTTTTTAATAATATAACTTCATATTCCCTATACTTAGCAGTGTTTTCAAACGTGTGTCTGTCAATACTAAAATAATTATTCATGTCATGCTCTATAAGTTTGTCCATGTCTTCTTGTTTTCCAGTTAAACAAGGCGAACTATGAGCAACCTCTATATGTTTAAGATACTTTTGTCTGCCTAATGATTTTGTTACTTCGTAAATCCAATTATCCGAACAATAATGTATTAATAAATTGGCAGAATAATTCCCAATAATATTCATATAGTTTTTGTGTATAACGTAATGGCGTGGAAGTTTTTCTGACCCAGCACCATCATTAAGCCACATTAAATATATTTTATCTTTAGGTATTAAGTCAAATTCATCTATTATTATTTTATCCCATCCCGGTGTTTTAAACTGCAAATCATTTGATACTGCTAATACTAAATTGTGTTTAGTGTTTTGTGCTAAGAAATTAAATTTATCATTAAGATAATACGGTTGTTTGAATACAAGCACTTTGTTTTCCATAATACAGTTAGGTAAAAATTCTTGTATTACTTTTTGTTCTTCTGCGTCATCATCATCTATTCCAATAACTAATTCTATATTAGAAAAATCACTTACTGTTGTTCGAATAGATTCTAAACACTTCTTAAGTTTTTCCGGTCTACCACGAGAACCCAGTATTAAAGACAATTTTTCCATATATATCCTCCATTATATTATTGACAGCAAGAACCACACTCTCTAGGACAATGGGCATAGTCATATTTTTTTTCACCAGTATCTTCATCGTATCCACGCTCTACTATTACTAATTCATAACCACATTGTGTACAAAATCTTTTCTTTATTTTCCCATCAAACGTAGTTTCTCTTTCTTTAAAATTGTCTTCCATAATAAAATCCTCCATAATGTTTACATAAAAAAAACCGTAATCCCACTTACCCGTTAAGGCAAGGCACACACGGATTACGGCTTAGCTTATAAATAAGCTTAAATACGTGTGCGATTATTTAAGATTATTTACTATAATACTATAGTACTATAGATTTTTTGTTTTGTCAACTATTTAAAAACCATCTCCTATTTCAAAAAAATCTTCAGGAGTACCTGCCTGTGGCTGTGGGTCTGAATTTATATACACGTTTTGTTCGGTCTCTTGTTTCGGTTTGTGAGTAAGAAACTCTACTTTCTCTGCAACAATTTCAAAAGAAGTTCTTTTGTTTCCAGATTTATCTGTGTAATTATTTTGTTCTATATGACCGTCAATTGCGATTTGATTTCCTTTGTGTTGATATGCACAAATATTATCCGCCAGTTTTCCAATAGACACAATGTCTAAAAAATTCGTGTGTTCCACTCCGTCTTTTACCCTTCCGCCTACAGCAATAGTAAACTTGCAAAGCGACGTTCCTGTAGTTGTAACTACTTTAGTAGGGTCTCTTGTTAATCTTCCTATTCCTACCCATCGGTTTAAATCATAGCTCATTAACAATCTCCTTATTTAATATTTAGATGTTTCTTGTCGGTTATTAACCTACATCCTTCTATGTTTTCGCCATTAATAAGTTTTTCTTTTATGGCTTGTTTGTCCATAACAATTTCCACGGTAGTCTTTTTGTATATATCAGGGACATAAGATTCGTCTGTTATTTCTACTGACGGAGGGTTGTTTCTTAATGATATTTTATAAGAATCTGTTTCGATTTGTTTAATGTCTTTTAATTCCATATATTGAATAATAGATTTTTTAATATAATCAGTTTTATTTTCCTCTGATTTAATCCATTGGTCGAGCTGTTTCTTCTTGTCTTTTAGAGTGTCTATTCTAGATTCTCTGGCTATAATCCACCACGACATTTTGTCTATCTTTTCGTTAGATGTTAATTCGTTTTCGACTTTAGCCTTGAGTAGCATGTTTTTTTCTTCGTCTGTGGTCTGCTCATCTTCAATGATAAAATTAACATAAGATTCAAATTCAATATCATTCCATAAAATTTTATTCATATATTGCGCTCCTTCCATGGGTATTCAAATTGTTTCCCAGTAATTTTTCTCCACAACAACTTTTTTTTTCCTTCTTTATTTTCGCACCATACAGCAATAGAATTTGTAAGCTTCCAGTGTTCAATAAACTGAGGGTTCCATAATTCGGACGCAATTCCAATATCTTTACAGCATCGCATAAGACAATTAGACTTTGCTGCTTCTGCCGCCGTAGCATAGGACATCATGGGGTTTTCTTTAAAGTATTCTTGCTCACCTATAGCCTCTGCGATAAATCTTCCCTGAATATACAAGGCTCCTTTATAGCACATAATTTTATCTTGTAGCTCTATTCCTCTTGGATGTATTGCCCACGCCCCAGCCCCAAAAGTTTTATTGAGAATTATTCTGTATTTAATTTCCGGAAGATAGATTAATCCATCTGGTCTTATTTCAATATCATTTTCGTCAATCTTAGATGCAAGTACGGTTTGCGCTTGTGCGTCAAACGCCTGACAAGATATACCTTGATACATATTATTTGTAATAATCTCTGAAAGTTTTTCTGAAGATACAATTAATTCGTTTTCCATAATTAAACTCCTTTAAATTTTCCCCGACATAAGGGTCAGTTATGCCGGGGCGAGAAAATATATGAGCGTTTTTTAATATATTTATTATATCACAAATAATATCGTTTGTCAATAGTTTTTTTGTTATATATTTATATCCAGCATTTATCGCAATATTCAAAATATTCTTTAATACTACCATAAGAAATTTCTTTTTTATATTGTTCTACGTCTTTTTTGTATTGTTTGTATTTATCATAGTTTCCTTTCCATTTGTTTTCTTGTGTAAATCCATAGTTTTTTTGTTTTGGTTTGTCCATTTTTTACCTCATTAAATTCAATTCTCCATAAATTTTTAAAATTTTAGTTGGGTAATAAAAATTATTTTTTGTAAGCCCATTGTAAGACCAGACTGTTTTGATTAAATCTCCGTTGTATTTATCCCAATAAGATTTAAGAATATAAGTTCCAGCATAAATATTGTTTTCAATATCAAACATCATGTCGTAATCGCACTTGTCAAACACTATATCATTCCAGATAGTATTAATCTGCATAAGCCCTTTATCTACTGTGTGTTTAATTTCTCCTGTACGATTGTTGGTATAATAGTTGTTATGTATAGCTTTATAATTACATTCTGATTCTGCTATAATTACAGAAAAAATTAAATATCTGTCTATTTTAAAAATCTTACTTGCTTTTTTCCCGACGCTGACAATATGGCGATAATCTATATCATAATTATAAATAGAATTATTTTTACAGTATCTAACCAAAATATTATAATCTGTATTAATAATTTTTTCTACAGATATTAACATTAACGCAACAAACAAAAGACAAAAACATATCAATATAATTTTTAATGTTGTGTTTATTATTTTCATTTTTATCTCATCAAAATCTTTTTATGGTTTCTTTTAAACAACTTTTACAAATCCTTATATGATATTTTCCGCCGCCTATTGTCGTAAATATTGCACATGGTACTTTTTCGTCGCATATATCACACTCATTATTATCATCATCAATAAATAAAAACCTTGAATTACCTTTGTGTTTTGGATTTAATCTATCCATGTTAACCCTCCACTTTTTTTAATAGATCACAATATTCACAACCATTATGATATTCATATCGTAATGGATTCTTTTCTAAATTACAATGACTTCTTTTAAAGGCTTCAATTAATTCTGTTCTTTCTTCTTGCCAATCGTCAAACATACTATCCAAATTTGAAGCATCTTCAATTTCTAACGAATTCCATTTATGATTATTCCATTCTTTGAAACTTCTTTCCATTCCATCCTCCCATGTCTACTTTTTTATACAGGGCGTATATATCGTGTTAGGCGAAAGACGGCGCAAGCCTTTTCAAATTATCTTTTAAAAAGACTATTGTAAAAGGTTTTAACGCTTCAATCAGCCTGTTTATTTCTTCCCTGCTTGGTTCATTCAAATGATGTCCTTTACTATCAGCACCTATATTGACCTGAATCGGTTTAATAAATTGAATCATCTTTACCAATTCATCCAGATCAAATTTCACAATAGGTTCAATAGTTACCATTTTATCGCATTTCAATTCAATCATTGCCCTGATTCTTTCTTCAATTTTTGGAGCTTTTGAAATTCCAGAATCATAATTTGATTCGATTGTTGTTGCTAAAACCGTTCCTTCTGGAAACTCATAAGACAAAAACCTTTCAGGATTCTTTGATTGAAACAAATATTTATTCTTAAATTCAGAGCAATGGTCTATTGTTTTATGTATCCAGACAGCCGGAATACTTTTTGAAAACATATCATTTCCACTGCCGACAAAAATAAAATTTCCTTCCCCTAAGTTACATTTAAATTCTTTTTCATCAAACCTGACTGGATTCAATTTGAACTTTTTCATATAGCAATACTCGCAATCGTGCTCACACTGACCTTTGATTGTATTCCAAGTGTGAGTTACAAAACCATACATATTACCGCTTTGTTTATTTAACATCGAACTCCTCCTTAAACTTTGCGCCGTCCATCGCCTAACACCGGCTATACGCCACGCCACAAGAATAATCGCCTCGCTTGTGGCTCGGCTTCACGAGTACCGAGCGCAGCGCATAGCCATGTCAGTTAGCTGAAATACTTTCCTAGCTTTTCTTTTAACTTATCTTTTCTTACTGTTATAAATCTACTGCCACCGTCGTTTAAATCTATTGTGTCAATATCGGAAAGTACATCAGCTAACAACGGATAGACGCTGCGGGTGCTATCGCACACATTTTGCGCGGCTTTTTCTTCTAGCCATAAAACATAATCAATATCAATTTCATCTTGACTATTATAAATTGTTGTTTTCCCTGTGTTTTCTTTGTAGAGCATTTCCATTGTCATTTTAATTACCTCCGATCAAATAATTATCAATCTCTTTTTTTGCACTTTCAAACCCCTCGCAAACAACAGCTCTATATCCATTTCTATTCAAGTATTCTTGATATTCTTTCTGCTTTTCGCTGACCACACCGCCTGATTCTTTTTTTAGTTCGATAAATAAACCAAAGTATATTTCGCATATTTCATTTCCATCTGTAGGTTTAAATATTATTAAATCGGGTGTCCCAGCCTCATAACCTAACTTTTTAGCAAGGCTGCCTTTTCTTGCATTGTCTATCAGCCCTCCTGGACTTATCCCTATCCTAACTCCCGGATACTGAGCATGAATATATTGAACTAAGGCAATCTGTGTTTGCTGTTCTTCGTGTTTTAATTTTTTACAAATTGGAAAATTATTTTTATAAAACAATTCTTGAAAAGTTTTTGAATCAACAAAAGCCTTTCCGCTTTCAACAGATTCATTTTCATGTTTCCCAAAATCAAAACCTTTCTTGGAATAGTTTAATGTAGATTTAAGTTGTTTATTTATTAGTTTATTCATTTTTAAACTCCTTTTTAATCGCCATCGCCATAGCCATAGCCATAGCCATAGCCATCGCCACAGCCATCGCCATTGCCATAGCCATAGCCATAGCCATAGCCATAGCCATCGCCATAGCCATAGCCATAGCCATAGCCATAGCCATCGCCATAGCCATTGCCATAATTTAAATTAGATTGACAATCTTCTTTTAAAGTTCGTCTTTCCATTTTGATTCCTCACAACAAATAGTTGCTATTACATTCAAATAATCAAATTCTACAATACCATAACATTTTTCTAAAATAGTGTCTTTTTTTTTCCCTTCTTTTGCAAGTTCACCAAGTCCTTTA